CCTCGACGCGTATTTCCGGAGGTTTTCGATAAGGGGGCCAGATTGATCCGGACCACCACTCCCGTACCGTAAGGGCCTGGAGGCCCACAATGCAGATCCGAGACCGCGTCCGCGAGCTACGCCGCGTCCGGGCCGGCGACCTGACGCCGAACCCGAAGAACTGGCGAACCCACCCTAAGGCCCAGGCCGACGCCCTCCGCGGGATCCTGGCCGAGGTCGGCTACGCCGACGCCCTTCTCGCCCGCGAGCTGCCCGACGGCTCGCTGATCCTGGTCGACGGCCACCTGCGGGCCGAGACCACGCCCGACCAGGAGGTCCCGGTCCTGGTCCTCGACATCGACGAGGCCGAGGCCGACAAGCTGCTCCTTTCGCTAGACCCGCTCGCGGCCCTGGCCGAGACGAACGCCGTCGCCCTCGACGCCCTCCTCCGCGAAGTCGACACGGGGAGCGAAGGGCTCCAGCAGATGTACGCCGACCTGGCCGAGGCGACGGACCTCTATGACGTTTCGGAGGCGGCCCCACCTGAACTAGCGGACGGCGACCGGGCACCGTTCCGGCAGATGACGTTCACGATACACGACACGCAGCACGAGACGATTGAAGAGGCAATTGCCAAGGCGAAGAAGGACGGCGGCGACGCCTCGGACGTGAACGAAAACACTAACGGCAACGCTCTGGCGTTCATCTGCAAGGCGTACCTCGATGGCTAGTGCGAAAGACTTGATCGTGAAGCCGATCTCGGCGGCCGACGCGAATCGGATCGTCAAGTCGCTGCACTATTCCGGCAAGGTCGTGCAAAACTCACAGCTTCACCTCGGCGTGTTCCTCAATGGTCGCTGCGGCGGGGCGATGCAGTTCGGGCCGTCGCTCGACAAGCGGAAGATTCAGCCCCTCGTGTCGGGCACGCTCTGGAATGAGTTCCTCGAACTGAACCGCATGGCGTTCGCCGACTGGCTTCCTCGCAACAGCGAAAGCCGTTGCATTGCCTACGCTATGCGATGGATTCGCAAAACTTATCCGCACATCAAGTGGATCGTGTCGTTCGCTGACGGCACGCAATGCGGCGATGGGACGATCTACAGAGCGAGTGGATTTGTGCTGACCGGCATCAAAGAAAACGATCAGATTTGGCAAGCCCCGTCAGGTGAAGTCTTCAACGACACAAGCATAAGACCTGGCATCGGCGGAGAGAGAGAGAGAGAGAGAGAGAGAGAGAGAGAGAGCGTATCGTCTTCTCGCGAACGTCGCTCACCGACGGCCGCAGCAAGCGTCAGCAAGCAAGGGCAATCGCGATACTCCGTCGTCAGCAGGACAACAATGACAAAAGCAAATAACATCCTCGACACCGGAGCGTCTTCGATGAAGGCGTTCAAGGATGCAGGCTGGAAGCCGCTTCCAGGTTTTCAACTCCGCTACATCTACTTCATCGACCCGACGGCCCGCGAGCGGCTGACGGTTCCGATCATTCCGTTTTCCGAGATTGCCCGGCGTGGTGCGGGCATGTATCGCGGAAAGCCCCGCGCAGGAAGTGCTGGCAGCGGCACGCCGCCCATCCAGGGCGGAAGGGGCGGTGCAACTCCGACCCCTGCGCTTTCATCCCAGGAGGCATCCGATGGGAAAACGCGGCCCGCGTAAACAGCCGACGAAGCTCCGCCTCCTGCGGGGCGACCCGTCGAAGGAAGGCAAACACGCCGACGAGCCGGTCCCGCCGGCCGGGGCCGTCGTCGCCCCGGCGTGGGTGACCGGCAAGGCCCGCGAGAAGTGGGACGAGGTCGTTCCGCAGCTCGAAGCGATGGGCCTGATCACGCCGGCCGATGTCGAAGCGATCGGCCGCTACTGTGCGATGTACGAGCAGTGGGTCCGCTACCTCGACCAGATCCGCCGCGGGCTCGATGTGCTCGTGATCCGCGACAAGGACGGGAAAGTGAAATACATGCAGTCGACGCCGGCCGCGACGATGTTCGTCAAGCTGGCCCACTCGATGCTCAGGATCGAGCAGGAGTACGGCCTGACACCGTCGGCCAGGGCCGGAATGGAGGTCAACCGTGGCGAAATCAAAGACACCCTCCAAGCGTTCATCGAAGGCCGAGCCTAAGAAGCGGCCCGCGGGTCCGGCATGGAAGCGGCGGCCCGAATACGTCCCGGGCTACAAGTTCGAGCAGGAGCGAGCCGACCGGGTCGTGAAGTTCGTCCAGCAGTTCGTCACGATGACGAGCGGCCGGAAGTTTGCCGGCAAGCCGATGAATCTGATGCCGTGGCAGATCCACGACATCATCGAACCGCTCTACGGCTGGGTCGACGACGATGGGCTGCGACGCTACCGCCGGGCCGCGATCTTCGTCAGTAAGAAAAACGGGAAGTCGTCGCTGATGGCTGCCCTAGTCCTGTATCACCTCCTGGCCGACGGCGAGCCGGGGGCCGCGGTCTACGGGGCGGCAGTGGACCGGATCCAGGCCGGGCTGATCTACCGTGCCGTCGCCGCGAGCGTTCGGGCAAACCCCGAGCTGACGCGAGCCCTCGAGGTGATCGACTCGCGGTCGACCATCGTCCATAAGCCGACGGCCAGTCGATACACTTGCCTCGCCGCCGACTCGTGGAGAGCTGAAGGTATCGACGCGTCGTCCGTCGTGATCGACGAGCTACACGCTCACCGGAAGCCGGACCTCGTCCAGGCCCTGACCTACGCCGGGGCCGCCAGATCCCAGCCGCTCGTCGTCGCGATCTCGACGGCCGGCGAGTCCCGGAACGGGATTGGCTTTCGATGGTACGAGGACGCCCGGCTGGTCGAAGCAAACCCAGCCGCGAACCCGACATTCTTCGGGAAGATCTACGAGGCGAAGCCGGACGACCCTCGCGGCTACGGCGACCCGGAAGTGTGGCGTGAGGCTAACCCGTCGATCGGCGTCACGATCACCGAGAGGGACTTCGCGGCCGACTACGCCGACGCCCTCACGGCCCCGACGAAGATGACGGCGTTCCTCAGATACCGGCTCGGAATCTGGGCACAAGCCGACGCTCGCTGGTTCCACGGCGACGACTGGTCGGCCTGCTCCGCCGGTCCGCTCGATCCGACCGAGGGCCGGCCGTGTTGGGTCGGCGTCGACCTGGCGTCTAATCTCGACATGACGGCGGCCGCGTTCGTGTTCAAGGAGTCGGACGGCTCCTATTCCGTCGAGTGGAAATACTGGGTCCCACGCGAGACCGTGGCCGACCGCGTCCGCGAAGGGATCCCATACGACTCCTGGATCCGCGACGGCTGGGTGACGGTCACCGAAGGACACCGGCTCGATCACGAGAGCGTCGCTCGCGACATCATCGCGTTCGGCGAGACCCACGAGATCAAGGCCGTGGGCTGCGACCCCTGGCAGGCCGGAGCCCTCGAGACGCTGCTCCAGCGTGAAGGGATCACGACGAAGGACATCCCGCAGCGGACCGCGACTCTCAACTCGCCGTGCAAACTCCTCGAGGCCCTGGTCGTCGAGAAGCGGCTCCGGACCGGAGGCAATCCCGTGGCACAGTGGAACGCGAACAACGTTTGCGTCTACACCGACCCCACCGGGATGATCAAGCCGGACAAGGCGAAGAGTACGGATAAGATCGACGGTGTCGCGGCTCTCGTGAATGCCCTCGCGCTCGCGTCCACCGACGAGGACACGGGGACCGGCCGGAGCCTCGACGAGTGGCGGATCCGCGTCCTGTAGCGAGATTCTGCCCGGCAGGCCGCTGGGATATTGGCGGGCACCGTCCACGAGGTCGCCGCCCGTGCCCGAAAAGAAGCCCAGCCGCAAGCCCACCGCCAATGGAGGCCGCGGCAGCCGCCGCCGCTCCCCGGCGAAGGCCGCCGCGGCCGCTCGCGTTATCTCGTTTCGGTCGACCTCGCTCGGGTCGCCCTACGCGTTCGGAGCGATCTCTCCGGGGAACATCGGACCCGAGACCGCGATCCGCGTCTCCTCGATCTTCGGTGTCGTTCGTTTCGTCGCTCAGGCCGTCGCGATCTGCCCTGTGCAGATCATGCGGCAGCGGCCCGACGGCCGCCGCGAGAAGGCCGACATCCCGGCCGCCTACACGCTCCGCAAGCGGCCAAACCGCTGGCAGTCGGCGTTCGACTTCTACCTGCTGCAAGCCTACTGGGCGGCCCTCCACGGGAACGGATACGCCAGGATCCTCTCCGGCGACCGCGGCTGGATGTCGCAGCTCGTGCCCATGCACCCGTCGCGGGTGAAGGTCGAGCAGTTCGACGACTACTCGCTGTCTTACAAGTTCTGGACGGACCGCGGAGTGTGGGAGACGATCCCACAGGAGCAGGTCCTTCACTGGAAGTGGATCAGCGACAACGGAATCGTCGGCCATGCTCCGGCCGAGATGTGCGCGACCTCGATCCGCCTGGCTCAGAAACTCGACACCGCGGCGACCGCGTTCTGGGACAACTCCGCCCGGCCCGACATGGTCCTCGAGACCGACGAGCGGATCCCCGACGAAGCGGTCGACGCTCTTCGCGAGTCGCTCCACCAGGTCTACGGCGGAGCCGAGAACCGCGGGAAGGCCGCCGTCCTCCCGAAGAAGACGCGACTGAAGCCGATCGACTCAAACTCGATGGAGGCGTCGCAGTTTCAAGAGCTGCGAGACGCGATCCTGCCTGACGTGTGCCGTCACTGGGGCGTCCCTTCGACGCTCCTGGGCGACGCGAAGATGAACAAATATTCGACGGTCGAGCAGGAGCATTTGAGCGCTCAGGTTTGGTGTTTGCTTCCGTGGGCTCGTCGCATGGAGTCGCCTATCGACATGGCGCTTCAGCCGGTCTACGGCGAGGACGTATACGCGAAGCTCGACACGCGAGGGATCCTCCGGGCCGACACCGCCGGCCGGGCCGCCCTGTATCAAACGCTCTGGAACCTCGGATCAATCACGCCGAACGAAATAAGAGACAGGGAAGACTTTGAGCTGCTCGACACTCCGGCCGCGAATCAGACCTTCGTCCAGCTCGGCTTCTCGACGCTCGACGCCGCGGCCGCTCAGGCCGGGATCGCCGGAGGCGAGCCGCTGCCGTCAGTAGCCGAGACCGAGTCGCCAGACCTCGAACCTAACGGCGAGAGCGTCGACCAGGCCGGCGGGTTCGCTCTCGGCCAATACGTCTACTTCGACGGCGGCGAGGGAACGATCGAGCACCTGATGACCGACGGCGTCCTTGGTGTCGAAGGGTCGCCCTTCGCGATCTCCGCGTCGCCCGACTCGCCGGCCGCCTCGATTCGCATTCACGACGGCGGGCAGGCGACCGAGTTCACGGTCGGGAAGCGAGTCTCGGATCTGTCAGCGGACCCCATGGACGGAGGCGAGAACGATGTCGCAAGTTGAGACCCGCTATCTGGCCCAGGCTGGCGACCCTGATGTCGAGCTGCGGCTGGAGACCCGCGACGACGGCCGGCCGCAGATCGTCGGCATGGCTCCCCCATGGAATAAATGGAGCGTCGATCTCGGAGGCTTCAAAGAGCGTTTTATGCCCGGAGCGTTCCGGAAGTGGCTCGACCGCTCGCCGAACGATCCGCGAGGCGCTGCTGACGTGGTCGCGAAATACAATCACATGGATTCCGCCGTCCTCGGCCGGACGACGAACGGCACGCTCCAGATCCAGGAGAACGAGAAGGGGCTCGTGTTCCGAGCGACCCCTCCGGTCGGCACGCCGACGACGGCCGAGGTCCTGCCGCTAATCAGGGAAGGCTATATCTTCGGCTCGTCGTTCGCGTTCTCACTGCCCGACCCGCGAGGCGAGACCTGGGACGAGGATCCCGCCGGCAACGTGACTAGGACGATCACCGACGCGGCGATCTTTGACGTAAGCCCAGTAACACACGCCGCATATCCGAACAGTTCCGTCGGCCTTCGGTCCCTGTCGGCCTGGCGCGAAGCCCGAGGGCTCGTCCACCACAGGGCCGAGGGCCGCGGGCTCGTGATCTCGCTCGACTACGACCGGACGTTCACCGCGGCCCCTGGCCTCTGGCGTTCGTTCGTCAACATGGCGACGGCCGCCGGGAACCGCGTCGTATGTATCTCGCGACGCGAGGCGACCGACGAGAACCGCGAGGAGCTGCGGCTCGCGTTCGCGGACCTCGAGGTCGGCGACCTGATCCTGTGCGGGGCCGACACCCAGAAGCGCGACGCGGCCGCCGCGGCCGGGATCGCGGTCGACGTGTGGGTCGACGACTACCCCGAGGGGATCGTCGCGGCCCAGGCCCCGGCGGCTCGATCGTTCAAGGTCTCGACGCTCGCCGGATCGAAGGCTGCCGCCGCGGCCGCCGTCGCCCGGATGCGAATCAACGCCGGCTAACACGAGGACGCTATGCCATCCGCTCTGACCGTTTCGGGGCTCCTCCGGATCGACTGCGACCTGACGAACACGCTCACCGTCGGGGCCGTGTCGGACTCGTCTGTCGTTCTGGAGAATATCGCGTTCGCGAACGGGACCGGCGCGAGCCAGGCGAATATCTACATCAGGAAGTCGGGCAGCGTCGCCACTTCCGGGACCGATACGACCACGCTCTCCTCGGTGACCGTGCCGACCCAGTCGGGCACGACCTACACCGCGTCGATCGATAAGGTCCGACTTCTCTATGTAAAGAACACAAGCGCGGCCCAGTTCCTCGGGATCATGCTCGCCGACTCGTCGTCGACGCCCTACTGGAGCGCCGAGGTACATCCTGGCGGCGTCCTGCTCTGGTCGGTCGGTGTGTCGAATGTCGAGGGCTCCGCGACGGCGACTCCGATCGACAAGGTGATCGCGTATTCGATCTCCGGCAACACGCTGGCGGCCACCTACGACATGGTCCTCGTCGGGACGAAGACATGAGCCTATGCACGACCTGCGGCGGCCGCTGCCGCGTCGAGTCGAGCAAGCGGGCCGGCGACCGCCAGGTCCGATATGTCGAGTGTCAGACCTGCCGGCAACGTCGCCGCCAGGTCGTGCCGGCCGATCAAGTCTGGAGGCGGAAGCGATGAGCATCACGACCGTTCCGATCACCGAGGCCGTCGACCAGCCGGGCCTCCTCGACAAGATCACGACCTACATCGCGTCCGCGAAAGTCGCGGCCGCCGACGGCCTGACCTGGTCGGAGTTCGGCGAGCTGCTCCTCGCGCTCCTCCGGCTTGTCGTCTCGGCCCTCGACTCCGTGGCGACGCTCTCCGGGCGGGAAAAGAAGTTCATGGCGATCGACGCGGTCGCCCGGCTCTTCGACGCCGTCGCCGACTACGCGGTCCCGGTGACGCTCTACCCGATCTGGCTCGTGGCCCGCCCGGCCGTCCGGTCGCTGGTCCTGGCTCTCGCGGGCGGCGTGATCGAGCAGCTCCTTCCACTCGTGAGGCTCGCCCGATGATCGTCGCCCTCCTGATCGCCGCCGCGGCTTATGCGTTCGCCGGCGACAAGTTGAACAAGTACGTCGGCGACGTGTCGCTGCCGACCCTCGAACGGCGACACGTCGTCGGGGCTGCCCTGCTCGCGGCGGCCGCGTTCGCGTGGGGCTCGTCCGCTCCACCGTCCCCGGCTCCGCAGCCGGCCCCCGGCCCGGCCCCCGGCTTCTCGCTCCGCGGGACGTTCGTCGGCCCCGACGCCGCGGCCGACGCCGCGACCGTGTCGGCCCTAATGGAGGAGCTGGCCTCAGAGATCGAATGGGATTCGATGCAGGCCGAGCCGCTGATCCGGACCGGAGTCGCCGTCGACGATCTGCGGCAGCGTGCCCGCGAGCTGCGATGTCGCGGCGTCTCGCTCGGTGAGAAGCATCCGCGAGCACGCGAGGCGATCAAGTCGCACCTCGACGCGACTGCCGGCACGTCCGGCGGTCCGCTGACGCCGGCCCAGCGGTCCGCGTGGGTCGCGGCCTACCGTGAAATCGCGAGGGCTGCCGCCGATGCCTCGCGCTAACGCTCTCCGCTGGCTCGCCGTCGCCCTGCTCCTCGGGCTCGCGGCCGCTGCGATTGTCGCCGGCCTCGGCCGAGGCCCCGGCCCTGCCGGCTGGCCCGGCGACGAAAACTTCGGCTACCGTCCAGACCCGCAGGGAGTCGAGCGATTCCTCGCGGAGCTGCCCCAGCCGCTGTTTCGCGACGCCGGAGCCGAGACGGTCCGCGAGGCGAAAGGCGTCGACACGTTCCTCTATCGCTCCGCGGTTCGCGCTCACCTGGCCCGCTACGGAAAGCCCTGGGTCTGCGAACGCCAGGGAATCGGGGATTGTGTTTCCTGGGGCTGGGCTCACGGAGTATGGATCGCCCAGGCCGTCGACTGGGAGACGGGCCGCCTCGCGGAGCCTCCGTCGTTCCCGAGCACGGAGGCGATCTACGGAGGCTCTCGCGTCGAGGCCCGCGGCCGATCAGGTGACGGCTCGTCGCCGGTCGGCGGCTATTCCGACGGATCGTATGGGGCCGCGGCCGCTCGGTTCGTCCGCGACTGGGGCGTCGTCTACCGCGAGAAGTTCGACCGCTACGACCTCTCTGCCTACTCCGCGAACCGAGCGAAGGACTGGGGAGCCTACGGATGTGGCGGCCAGGGAGACGGCGGGAAGCTCGACGCGATCGCGAAGAAGCACCCGGCCGCCCATGTCGCGCTCGTGACCACCTGGGCCGAGGCGGCAGCCGCGATCGAGGCCGGGTTCCCCGTGCCTGTGGCTTCGATGCAAGGCTTCGCGAGCACGACCAACGCTCAGGGCTACGCGGCCGCCTCCGGCCAGTGGGCTCACCAGATGTGTTTCGTCGCGGTCCGCTACCAGGCGAACGGATCACCGTCGGACGCTCTCCTGTGTTTGAATAGCTGGGGACCCCGATGGATCACCTACCGCGGCAAGTTCCCGGCCGACCAGCCGGACGGATCGTTCTGGGTGACGCGGCCCGTCGTGGAATCCATGCTCCGGGCGAAGGACTCCTTCGCGGTCGGCTCGGTCAGTGGCTTCGGCTGGCGCGATCTCCATAACGGAAACTGGCTGACGCCGGCCCCGCCCGAAACGATCGCCGACTGGTTCGCTCCACACACGTTCACACTCGCCCCGTGAGGATCCCATGGATCGCCGAACGCTCGCCGCCGTCGCTGTCGCCCTGATCGTCGGCTACTGGCTCGCCTCGTCGCATGACATCACGCCGAAGCCCGCCGACCGGCCGGTCGTCAGGTGGATCGCCAGGGCCGCTCGTAGCCTGCTCTGGGTTGCCCTCCTGGCCGAGAAGCCTCCCGAGGAGCCGCAGCCCGACCACCACGTCGCTAGGGCCGCCGCCATCGGGGACGACGGCTACCCGATCATTCACAACGGGCGAGGCTGGTAATGTCGTTTTCCGGAATCTGGAACGTGTTCGTCGCCTTTCTGGTCTGGCTCTCGTCGGACCCGAGGTCCGTCGACCTCGAGGCCCCGAAGGCCGCCGCGGCCGTGTCGGCCGCTCGTGCCTCGATGCTCGTCGACGCTCCGGCCCCGCCGTCGCCGACGCCGCAGGTCTGCGACTGCGGGAAGACGTGCGTCCGCGGAGTCTGGAAGCCCGACGGGAAGATCGAGCAACGCTGCGGCTGCAAGTGCCCGCGATGCGTCGCGGAGCGTGCGAAGACATGCACGTCGGGGACGTGTCGCTGAACGTCCTACCGTAGAACGCTCCGCGAGATTCTGCCGCGGCGGCCTCTCATATCGTGATGTGCGGTAAGGACACCACCAGACACACGAAGGGACTCCCCCATGCCGTCGCCACGACTCGCTCGCCTCCAGGACGAAGCCGCCCAGATCGCCACCGAGATCGAGACCCTCCGCTCGGTCGAGCCCTCGAACGACGAGGAGCGGACCCGGATCGAGGAGCGGCTCGCGGGCCTGATCGCGAAGGCCGACATCGTGTCGAAGGACGCCGGCTCGGAGCGTGACCTCGACGAGAAGCTCGCCGGCCTCCGGAAGGTGACCGGCTCGGCCTCGTCTCCGAAGGTTGCCGAGAAGGCAGCCGTCGAAGACTTCCAGGAGCCCGCCGACGTGCGGAGCGGGATCAAGCTCTTCAGCTCGCGGCGTGCTGCCGAGGCTGTCGGCTCGTACCTGAAGGCCCTCTACACGGGCGAGACCCGAGCGATGGGCGAGACCTCCAGCACCTACGACGGGATCGGTGCCGAGTACGTTTACAAGGAGCTGTACGGCGCGATCGTCAACCGGCTCCAGTACGCGTCGGTCGCTCTCCAGCTCGCGACGGTCGTCCGGCCCCGCGGCCAGAAGATCGACTTCCCGAAGGTCGGCGACGCGACCGCGTCGCTCGTGGCCGAAGGGACCGCGACGACCGATCAGGACCTTGTGTCCTCGGTCGGTGCCCTGACCATGTACGAGATGCGTGGATCGGTCGCGATCTCGCGAAGCCTGATCGAAGACTCGCCGCTCGACGTGGCCGGCCTCGTGGCCGAGCGGTTCGCCCTGGCCTACGCTCAGAAGATGGACGCTCTCTGGCTCGCGGGCCAGGCGTCGAACCCGACGATCGGCGGCCTCGCGGCTGCTGTCGCTGGCGGCAACACGATCACCGTGGCTGCCGGCTCGACCGCGACCACGCTGGCGAACCTCGCCGACGTGGTCGGTAAGGTCGACGAGACCGTGATGGGGACCGCCTCGTGGGTCTGCTCGCGTGCTGGCTGGGTCGACCTGATGAAGATCTGGAGCGCCCAGCAGACGACCCTCACGGTCGGCGGCGGCCGGGTGGTGCCGACGATCTTCGGTGCTCCGGTCTACCTCGTGAAGGGCCTCCCCTCCACGACCCTGGCTCTCTACGGCGACTTCTCGATGTCGACGGTGGTCGGCCTGAAGGACAGCGGCCTCGAGATCGAAGCGGGCCGAGAGATCCTGATGCGGAACCGCCAGGTTCTCTACGTCGCGAACACCCGGTTCGGCGTGAGCAACCACGCTCCGGAGTTCGTGGGTCGCCTCGCGAAGGCCTGACCCTCGACGATGTGATTCTCGGGGGCCGGGGCTGGCAGGGATGCCGGCCCCGGCTCTCTGACTATAGGGACCTCCGGAGGCGAGCATGGCGAAGCCCGACACGATTCGCGTCCTTCAGTGGCCTATCGTCGAGCCGGTGACGCTCACCGAGGCGAAGGCCCAGGTCGCGCTCGCCCAGGACCAGACCGAACACGATCGGTTCCTCCTAGATAAAATCGCGGCCGCCCGGCGGCTGATCGAGCGGCGGCTCTCGGTGACGCTCGTCGCGACCCAGTATCGGGCGACGTGGCAGACGGGCGGCGACGTGCTCGACCTGCCGGCTCCTCCGGTCCTGATCTCGGGCACCTATCCGATCACGGTCACCGTCGACGGGACGGCCCTGGCCTCGACCGACTACGAGGTCGACCAGGACGCGTTCCCGGCGACCCTGACGCTCGACACCGCGACGACCTCGAAGGTCGTCGTCGTCTACTGGGGAGGCGTTGCTCCTGGCGGCGTGATCGAGCCCACGATCCGCTCAGCCCTCCTGGCCTACGTCAACCACTCGTTCGAGAATCGCGGCGTCCTCAACACCGAAGGCGGCGGCGAGCTGCCCCAGGCCTTCGAGACGCTCCTCGCGGCCAGCTCGTGGAACGGAGGCTGGTAATGGCACGAGCTGCCGGCCGCTATCGCGAGGTCTTCGTCCTGGAGCGACCCGTCCGCACGCGAAACGCGGCCGGCGGGACCGTCGAGACCTGGGAGACGGTCGCGACGATCTTCGGCTCCTACGAGGCCACGTCCTATAACGAGCAGGCCCGACGCGGCCAGGTCGGTGGCGGGATCTCGGCCACGGTCTACACGCGTTACCGCTCCGGGCTGGCAGGCGACCAGCGGCTTCGCTGGCTCGCCCGCGGCGGCAGGCTCCTCTATATCTCGGCCGTCGTCGAGCAGGGGAACCGCGAGGACCTGGAGCTGACCGTCGAGGAGCAGGTCGCATGATCTCGCTCTCGTGGAATAGCTCGTTCGAGCCGAATAGCTACGACGCGAACCAGCACATCGGCGCGATGATGAACGCCTACCGTGCCCTTCCGAAGCACATCGCGAAGAAGCACCTGAAAGCCGCGATGCGTCGCGTCCTGCGGCCGGCCGTTCCGATCCTGCGGAAGAACACGCCGCCGCTGGGGACGCGTCGGGGTCGCCGCAAGAAGGGCGAGAAGCCTCGATCCTCCGGAGCCCTTCGTCGTGCCGTGACCGTAAGGACCGGGCAGTCGGGGAAGAACGGAGCGTTCGACTCGTTCGTCTACGGCGTCCTCGGCTACAAGGCCGGATTCGAAAGCCGGAAGGCGATCTGGCTCCAGTTCGGAACGTCTGCCGGTGTGAAGGCTTACCAGATGATGGAGAAGACGATGGCGGAGTTTGGGCCTGTGGCGGCGTCAAAGCTCGCCGAGGAGATGGCCGTCGGCCTGGAGAAGGCTGCCGCCGAGCTGGGGTCCGGAAAGAATCCTGGATACGGAGGCTGATCCATGGGCACCCCGCACGTCTGGCTAAAGGAAGCGATCGAGGACGCCACGTCGGCCACGGCCTGGCCCGTCGGCATGACCGGCACCCAGTCGCCGCCGTTCACGATCTACGCCCGCGAGGCGACGGGCCGCGAGCAGGTCCTCGCCGACACGTTCGACGACACCCCGGCCGCCGACCAGGTGAACCCGGTCGCCCGGTTCCTGGTGGCGGTCTACGCCGACGACTACGTCCAGGCTTGGACGCTCGCCGGGCAGATCACCGCGGCGATCCACAAGTTCGCCGGCACCGCCGACGGGACGACGGTCGAGCACTGCCTGGTTCTCGACGAGCGAGACGGCCAGCCCGACTACCTCGAGGGCCGCGAGACGCCGACCTACACGGTCGAGCTGTCGGTCGAGATCCGCTGGGCCGAGTGAGATTCGCCCCGCTACGACGGCCATAAAATCGACCACGCCCGACACAGGAGCAGACCATGCCGATCTCCACACTGACCTCGCCAGGCCCGACGATTCCGTCCGGCGCGAAGACGATCTCCCTGAAGGACATCGAGACTTCCGGCGCGACCGCGAAGGAAGACGTGACGGTCCTCGGGGACTCGACGCGACAGTATGCGGCCCCTCCGCTGGTCGAAGGCGGGACGAACACCGCGACGAAGACGGTGTCCGTGTCGGGCAATCTCAAGAGCGACACCACGCTCGCGATCACGGCGGCCGCCACTACGACCGGCTGGATCTGCGAATCGTTCGAGAAGTCGTACGAGGTCGGTAAATACGCGACGTTTTCGGTCGAGTTCTCCTACTATCCGCCCACGACGTAAGGAGCTGTAGAAGTGCCAGATCCCGTAACATTCACCAGCTCGCAGGGGTTCAACGCGTTCGGCGTTTCCGGCGCGACGAAGGTCTCCGTGAAGGTCTCGCGAAAGTCTGACGTGACGCCGCAGCTCGACGCCTCGACGCTGTCGCTCGCTCACGGATCGACTCGCGTCTACGAAAACGGCCTGACGGACAACGGGCAAAACTCAAACTCCGGCGCGATCGTGACGGTGACGATCGACGGCCTGGGGGCAACGAAGCCCACGAAGGGGACCACGATCACGGCCGAGGGGGTCACCTGTAAGTGTATGGACTCCACGAGCGACGACTCCGTGGGCGAGCTGAAGAAGTGGTCGGCGAACTACACCTCCGACTATGCGGCTTGACGTAAGGGAGGCCGGTCACGATGCCGACTCCTTCGTCGCAGGGATCAAGCTGTAGTTTCAACGGCCAAACTCTTGGCCGAATGACGCGGTTCCGGATCTCTCCAGGGGCCGCCGTGTTCGCCGAAAAGACGAACATCACGAGCGAGGTCGTCGGC